ACATGAACGTGAGGATTTGCGTTGATTTCCTGGCTCGAAATATCGCTCACCTGGGGCTGCACGTTTACACGCGAAAAGAAGACAATGACAGAGAGCGATTGCGAGACCACAGGGCGGTACAAATTCTGAAACAACCGCTGCCGGCAAAGTTTAAGGTGACACAGTTCCAACTGGTTGAATCGGCAGTCGCAGACATGCTGATCAGCGGTAATGGTTATTTACTCAAACACAGAAACGGTGAGGGTGAGATCATCGCGCTTCAGCGTGTGCCTTATATGCTTATGAGTGTCAAGGGCGAGTTAGTTCCTACGAAATACAAAATTGGCTATATCGAGAAAGAGTACAAGCCAGAAGATATTATCCATTTTCGATTTTACAACCCTGAGAACTCTACCATCGGCGTTTCACCGCTTGAAGGTTTGCGCGAAGTGTTGGCTGAAGAATGGGAAAAGTCGAAGTACAGTTCTGGTTTCTGGCGGAATGCCGCTCGTATTTCTGGTGTGATCGAAAGACCGCTGGAAGCAAAAGAAATGAGCGAAGCAGCAGCACGCAACTTCCGTCAGCAATGGCAGGAAATGTATGCAGGTGAAGACAACAGCGGCAAGACTGCTTTGTTGGAAGAGGGCATGGTTTTCAAACCGATGTCGTTCAGCCCGAAAGAAACTGAGTATATCGAGAGCAGAAAACTAAACCGAGAAGAATGCGCGAGAGCATATCACATCCCCCCGCCAATGGTCGGAATTTTAGATCGCAGTACGTTCTCGAACATTACCGAGTTGCACAAGTCGCTTTACATGGATGTGCTTAGTCCAATGTGTGCCAGACTTGAGGACGATTGGGATTTGCAGTATTTGAGTGAGTTCAAAGATTTGAAGGGCGCATACACTGAGTTCAATATTGACGAAAAACTACAGTCTGATTTCAGTATGCAACTTGAGTCACTACGGCAGTCTGTGGGCGTGCCTTACATGACACCGAACGAAGGTCGTGCGATTCTGAACCTTCCACGTTTGAAGAACCCCCTGGCTGACACCCTGGTTACCCCTCTCAATATGGCAACCCCTGAAATGGTTATGCGACAACAACAGAACAAAAGTGAAATGCCAATAATTGAGACTAAGGCATCGGCTGAGTCTATCATGCCAGAATATCCCGACCTGGACAAAGACTTTGGTGAGAAATGGCACAAGTTGATGGTGAACGTTTTTACACGCCAGAGAGACGCAGTGTTACCAAAAGCGAAGATGGACAAGTTGGATGTGCTTTGGGACAAAGAGCGTTGGGACAGGGAAGTCGCTGAGGACTTTCTGAAACTTGCGGAAGAAACCGCCTGGGCTTATGCGGATGCTTTTGCAGGGCAGTTAGGCGCAGAGTACAAGCGCGAGTGGATGGAAAAATGGTTGCAGGAAAACTCCAGGATTGCCGCTGAATATATCAACGCCAGCACCTACGACCAGCTCGCAAAGGCGATGCAGGGTGAAAATCCAGTTGACGCAATCAAAGAGGTGTTTGCGTCAGCATTGGCGGTAAGAGCGGTGCAATTGGCTGAGGATCGCCGCGCGATGGTGGAAAGTTATGTTGAAGCAAAGATTGCAGATGCGGTTGATTCCGTTATCGGGAAGATTTGGACAGTTAGAAGCAACAACCCCCGCCCAGAACACGAGAAGATGAATGGCGAGTTTATTGAGAAAAGGGAAGTGTTTTCAAACGGACTACAGTACCCACGAAGTTACAAGGGTAGTGCTAAAGACAATGCCAACTGTAAATGTAAGGTGATGTGGGTCAGAAAACCTGTAGACACCACGCCTTTGAGGTGAAAGGAATAATTATGAAAATGGAAAAGAAATCATTTGAAACCGAACTTGAGTTCAAAGAAAACGCCGATGAGACTGGTCAATTCAAGGCAGTGTTCAGTTGGTTTGATGTAATTGACAAACACGGTGATGTTACCTTGCCAGGGGCGTTTGAGGAAGGGGCGAAAGTCAAGATTGCTTCCTGGGGGCATCGGTGGGAAAACCTGCCTGTTGGTCGCGGTGAAGTCCACCAGGATGAAGAGAAAGCCTGGGTGGACGGTAAGTTTTTCCTTGATACTGAAGCGGGTCTTGAAACCTACAAGACCGTCAAAAATCTTGGTGAGTTACAAGAGTGGTCGTATGGATTCGAGACCATTGACTCATCCGAGGATAAGAAAGACGGACGGACAGTGCGAGTGTTGAAGAAACTCAAAACTTTCGAGGTGTCGCCTGTATTTATTGGTGCAGGGAACGACACTCAAACTTTAGCCATTAAGAGCGAGGGCGAAGAGTCTGAGCCAGAAGTGGAGCAGGAAGTCAAAACTGAATCAGAGACCGTGGAAGTCGGGAATGAGAGCGGCGTTGATCCTGCTGACATGAAATTACTAATCGAAATAATTGCTTTGGAGGCAAAACATGAATAACGAAAAATTTATGAATCTTTTGGGCGATGCCCGTGAGATTGTTGAAAAGGCTCTTGTTGAGGGTCGCCCTATGACAGAGGACGAGCGCAATAAGTCCATGAACATGGTAGAAGAAGCCAAACAAGGTCTTGATGACGTTGCTTTGGAACGCAAGATCGCTGAACTTCAGGCTGCTGCCGCAAAGGGCAAAGAAGAAGAAACCCAAGAGGAAGTAAAAGGCAGTATGGGTGAACGCTTTGCTCAGAGCAAGGCATACAAAGCCTGGATGAAACAGGTTGCTCCCAACGGTCACATTCCTGAGAGTGCGAAGGGCATCAATTCCCCCGCTTTCCAGGTCGACATGCCGTTTGAAAAGAAAGCCGTTCTTACTGGCGCATCTGCCACTTCTGGCGGCGCGTTCATTCAGAACGACGACACTGGCATTTACGTTCCTATGGGACGCAAACCGCTGAAGTTGCGCGACCTGATCAGCGTCCGTAGTACCAATAGCGACATGGTTGAGTTTGTTCGCCAGACTGCACAGGTTACCCAGGCGGCTGGCGTTGCTGAAGCGACTTCTGCTGCCGCCCCTACAGTTGTCACAACTGCGACTGGTAATCCAACGCTGGTCTATACCAGCACTGTGACTAACAACGCAGGTGGCGGTTACAAACCCGAAGGCGCAATGGCTTTTGAAAAAGTTACCGCTCCCGTGGAAACCGTTGCAGTATGGATTCCTGTAACCAAACGCGCTCTGGCTGACGCAGCTCAATTGCGCGGAATTATTGACCAGGAATTGCGCGACTCTCTCATGGATGAGATCGAAACCAACATCCTGTTTGGGCAAGCCACTCCCGATTTTGTCGGTTTGGCTGAAACGCCGAATATTTTGAGCCAGGCTTTTAGCACCAACATTCTGACTACTGCCCGTAAAGCCATCACTAATTTGGCGACAAACGGTTTGGAAGCCAGCCCCACCGCATTCGTGGTTGCACCTGCCGATTGGGAAGCGGTTGAGTTAGCTCTCTTTGCTGCCGCACCGTACCTGCCTTATCAGCAATCCATGTGGCGTATTCCTGTGGTTGAGTCACAGTATCTCACCGCTGGTACTGCCTATTTGGGCAACTGGAAACAGGCGGTTATGTGGGATCGCCAGCAGGTCACTATCAGCGTAAGCGATAGCCATGCTGATTTCTTCATCCGCAACCTGGTTGCAGTGCTTGCTGAGGCTCGTGCAGCTTTCGGTGTGCTGAAACCAAAGTCCTTTGTTGAGATCGCTACCGCCGCAAGCGGCAGCCCATCTTAGGCTTAGTTGATTGATTAGGGCGGGGGCGATTTCGCCCCCGCCCTGAGAGGAAGTTTTTATGGTTGAAAAAGACGTAATGGTGATCGTCCCGATTGGCGAGTACGAAGGCATCAAGATGTGGCGGTCTGAGGCTGAAAAGCAAGGGCTGAAATACAAGGTGATCGGCAAAGAGTATGTCCCTGAGATCGAGGACAAAATGGTCGAGCCTGTGGAAGATAAGGCTCTGCCGAAAAAGACCACAAGACGGAAAACTACGAAGAAGTAGGTGAGGAATGGGATTTTGCTCAATTGACGACATCAACACTTTTTTAGGCACAACAATATTGCCAGATGACGCGCAAGCACTTCTGGCGATTGATGAGGCAACCGCAGTAATTCAAAATTATTGCAATCAGAAAATTGAGCAAGTCTCAGACGATACTATCCTGCTTGACGGCACTGGATCGACCAAATTGTTTTTGCCTGAGTTGCCTGTTGTTTCGATTACAAGCGTTGAAGTGGATGGGGTACTCTTAGACCCGACTTACTATGCTTTGGCTGAAAACGGGGTGCTCTGGCGGAAGTACGGGGTGTGGACAGTTGGTGCTCGAAACATCAGTATCACTTACACCCACGGTCACGATGTAATACCAGAAGAAGTCCGAGGGGTTTGTTACCGATCAGCGGCACGGTTATACCAGGCGCAATTGAAAGCGAGACGACAGGATTTTGTGTCGGGGTTGCAATCTGTGAGTGTCGGGGACTGGTCTGAAACCTACGAAACCGCAGGTGGATCATCGGGCGAGTCTGACAAAGGCGTATCTGCTGCACGGACTTTGTTGATGAGCGAGAAGGATATTCTGAACCATTACCGCTATAAGAGGATTTGATGTCTAAGTTTCCGCACACAATGACCTGGTACGCAAAAACTACCACCGCAAACGTGTTTACACGCAGGGTGGTGACAGAAGTGATGTGGCAAGCGCAAAAGGTCGCTAACACCAAAAAATCAGGTTTGCTTGATTCGGACAAAGCGATTGTCTATGTGCCGTTTGTTACATCGGATGGCACAGACCGCTCAGCGGAATTGACTTTCAAGATCGGCGATTACTTAGTGCCTGGTGAAGCGAGCGAGACAATGGTGGACGGCACATACACGCCTACAAAATTACTTGCAGCCTATCCGCGCACAATTCAGATCAGGACTGTGGACTGGAAAGACTACGGCGCATTACAGCACGTCCAGATTGGCGGTAAGTAATGGATAACGTCTATGTTACCCAACCCCAGGACAGAATCATCAAGACGCGGAACGGCGATATGCTGGTCAAGTGGAATCCTAATTTTGCAAGGCAGCGAAACACCCGATATAACCGCGCTCAAAGGTTTGTAGATTCAAGAGTGCTTTATTACTCTGAGAACTATATCCCTGTTGACACAGGCGAGCTGCTATTGTCAGGACGCAGGGAAACAAAGATTGGATCGGGCATGGTTATATGGAAAGCCAGGGGGCGGCCTTACACGAGACCACAATACTACGGATGGCGCAGGGCGCATAAAAGCAACTTACCGAAAATCCATCACGGAAATTACTGGTTCAGGAAAGTCAAAGCCCAGCATGGCAAACAGATTGTTAACACGGCTAAGGGCATGGCAGGTGGAGGTAGCTGACTATGAGTGAAGAGCCTATCGAAGAAGAAGGCACGACCATCATTCAGGCATTGCAGACTTACATTGCAGATTGCGAGCTTTTGTCTGAAATGGGGCTGACACCGCTTGTCAACTGGTTAGAACAAACGCCAGACAGTTACGGGATTTTTCCTTTACCTGGCGATAAACAAATATACAGTTACCCAGCAAAAGGGGGAATGTACGAGTTCCCATTTGCGCTTCAGGTCAATTCTTCAAACGCTGACGATCTGGCGAGATTGCAGACACAAGGCTTTTTTGAGAAATTTGGGAAATGGCTTGATGAGCAAAACGAAGCGGAAAACTATCCTACGTTGAGCAGTGGTGAAACTGTTTATGAAATTGAAGCTCTTGGTCAGGGTTACTTGCTCGACCAGGGGGATTCTGATGTAAGCACCTACGAAGTGCCTTGCAGACTTACTTACGAAAGGATTTAACAACATGGCAATCAAGCGTTCAAAACTATTGCATTTTATGAATACGTCTGAGACTGCAACTCCAGCGTATAACCTGATGAACACTGGTATCACCAGCCTCAGCATCAACAAAAACCCAACCTATCTCGAAGAGGGGTACATTGCCGATGAGGTTGGGAGTAAGCAGTTGGAAAGTCTCGCTCCTGAGTTCACATTTGAGATCAACGTGGACTCGGCTGACGAAGTTTCAAAGTTCTTGACTGGTTTGGAATGGAACGACAAAACCCTGACCGATGTTGAGACAGACATTGTTTCTGTGCAGTATTGGAAAACCCCAA